AATATCCTGCTTGAATAGTGAGTTCAAGAATAGATTTCGACCGGATGCCTGCACACTCGCAATCCGACTAGCTAGCTCCTCAGCTGTCTGCGTAAGTTCTGACTTGCTGGCTTTACCATTGGCCAAGTTGGTCAGTTCTGACAGTCTACGAGTCGTCGTCTCCTTATACGTCGCTTGCGCTGACTTCACGCCAGCCAGTTCATTCTTAGTCCGGCTAAGTGCTTCAACTTGCTTGGCAATCTCAGCTTCAGCCTGTGCTTGCTTCGGTCGAATATCGTTTGCGATAGTTTGTTTTAGAACATCCAAGTCACCTGACAAAGCCGTCTGAGCGCTCGTAGTCTGCGACTTAAACGCTTCAAGTCTAGCAACAGAATCCAGCTCAATCCGCTTAGCTTCCTGTGCAAGTAGGGTACTTGCGCCAGCCAGTTCATTTTTAGTCCGGCTAAGTGCTTCAGCTTGCTTGGCAATCTCAGCTTCAGCCTGTGCTTGCTTCGGTCGAATATCATTCGCGATAGTCCGTTTCAGAGCGTCCAAGTCACCCGACAGAGCCGTTTGTGCGCTCGTAGTCTGCGACTTAAACGCTTCAAGTCTAGCGACAGAATCCAGCCCAATCCGCTTAGCTTCCTGTGCAAGCAGGGTACTTGCGCCAGCATTTCGCAAAGCTTCCTCAGCCTTGCGCTTAGTTTCTTTCAATGGCCCGTTGTCAAAGCTATTAAATCGCTGATTGATAGTGTCAGACAGTTCTCTCTTGACTTCTTCAGCTCTGGCTTTGGCCAGTTCTACTTGATCGTTAAAGTCTTTTTTGATTTTGTCGACCTTTTGGTCAAAATCTTTATCTGTTGCTTCAATCTGCGCTTGGATTTTCGCTTCAATGCCACCTTGTTGCTTAATCTGCTTGGTAATCGTACCCTCGTAAGAATACTGGGTATCGTTTCCAGCCTTACTATCTGCACTGATACGACCTCTCAGACCACCTTTAAAGGTAAAGCTCTGACTTAACACGGGAACTTTAAAAGTCTCTTTCTTGTTGGTCTGAATGGTTACCCACTGCCCGACCTCAAGCAGTAAATGCCCTTGGTAGTTGAGATTATACGGATAGTAAGTTAGGTTTTTCAGTTTGTAATACAGGTCATTTAAAGCGCTCTGGGTCATGAAGACATTGTCCAGTTCCAAAGACCGGCCTGTCTTCATACCGACCGTCAGAGACTTCTTGTCCGTCTTACAAGTGATACCAGCTATCTGATACTCAATCTCACTCTTGGTCAAGCCATGCAAGAAGTAACTGTCAGCGTTGATCGTGATATTGGACTCAGTCAAATCACGGATTTCCATCTTGCCTTCTCTGTTGAAGAAACAAGACATCCCAATCATCTGAGTCATAGCGCTCAGCATATCCCTAAAGGAAAGTTTCTTGCCCTCAGGAACTTGCTCAATATGATAACGCATCGCGCTGATTCCGAAATAGTCATTCGCTAACTCAATGCCTGTTTTCAGGCAGATTTCCTGAATAACCTCTCGTACTTCAGCTGGGAAATGCAAGTCCGTCACGTACTCACGATTGAGCTTAAACATACCGTCCATAAGTTCAAGCGTGGTAGTGTTTCGGTTTCGGTCAATCTCAATATCGTTGATGAAGTATTCCCCCATCTTGACCCACTGGTAGGTATCCCCAACCAGTAGACCAATCTCAGGGTGCAGGGTATCCAGCTTATTGAACGTGGTAATGATACTGGTAAAGGTAATTTTACCGCTACCAGCGCAGGTTCCACCAGGCTTATAAGTATCGCCCTTAATGTAGCCATACTCAAAACTAGCCTCTTTGATATCCCGTGAAGCATAATCACCAACACGAATAGCCAGCGTCCTTTCCTTGGCAAACATGGCTCTGTCAAATTGTCGTCTAGTTAAAGCGTCCATTTTCTTACCTCTCTACCAGATTAAATTTAGCGCCAGACCAAGGTTTAAACTTCTCAGTAAAGGTATAGCTAGGAGCTGTCCTATCACCGACATAGAAAGTCTTTGTGACTTGGCCATCCATGGGGTCTGGATAAGATACCTCAAAAAATTCAGATGATACAGCATGTAAAAGCTGACTTAATTCTCCCTGAGTCATCATACCCCATTCACAGTCTAGTTTGCGTTTGGTCGTGATACGGTCACGCATCATGTCGCCATTGGCATTACGCCCTGTCTCTCCATCGATATCTTGAATACCGACTTGAAAAGATTTGGGAGGCTTCACAGCCACCCCATTGATTGTCAATTGTGCCATTTAACCTCCTAAATCTTGAGCAAGGTTTGACCTGCTCGTTCATGTTCCTTGTTAATTTCTTGGATTGCTACCCGACCGAACTCATGTCCTGCGATTTGGATAACGATGTCGCCAGCCGGTAATGAATAACCTGTAGGTACATTATTAGCAGGCATTCTTTCAGCCAGTTTTTGAGCCAAGATAGAAATCCATCCTGTATTCCGTTCAAGAGGCATTACCGCTTCTTGACCAGCTTCTCCGACCCCAATGATGCTAGGAGAGTTGAATACACCACCTCGTGCATACCAATCTACAGAGAATGATGGAATTCTAGGAGGCATCAAGCTGAAGCTACCAGATATATTAAAGTGAGGGAGTTTGATTTTTGGTAAGCTCCAATCAAAGTTAAAGAAGCTTTTTAGTTTATCGATACCACTTTTAACGATGTTTTTAGCATTATCCATTGCATCATTAAACAGATTCTTGAACCAGTTGGGGATTTCTTTCAAGGCATCTTGCATATCTTTCCATCTATCGCCAAACCAAGAACCGATTTTTTGGAAAGGATTCTGAGTTTTCTTTTTTGCACTCTCAAATTTCTCTCCAAACCATGTATCAGCTTCTTTCACTCCATCTTTGATATCATTCCAACGGTCACCGAACCAAGAGCCAACTTTTTCAAAAGCTGAGTTCACTTTATCCCGACCTGACTTGAACTTATCACCAAGCCAAGTATTTGCTTCGGCAAGTGCGTTTTTAGAATCATTCCAACGGCCACCAAACCAAGAGCCTAAGTTGCCAAATATATTTCCAATAGCATCCCATGCTTGCTGGAACTTCTCGCTAAACCATTGACCTATTGGCTCAAAGATTTCTTGGAGTTTCGTCCATAGACCGCTGAAAAATTCGCCAATCGCTTGACAAATACCACTGATAAAATCACATAGTCCTTGCCATGCAGTTTTAGCAAACTCAACAACAGTGTCCCAATTTTGGTAGAGCAAGACACCGATACCAATTAAGGCTGCGATTGCTGCAATAACTAAGGTTATTGGACTTGTCAAAACTGCTAACGCTGCATTAAAAGCCCATGTTGCAGCTGTAGCGACTCCTGCTGCAACAGAATGTGCAAATTCCGCCGCGGTTGCTAATCCCATTTTCGCTGTATGAGCAGTCCATGCTAGAGATGATTTACCAAGTTCTAAAGCAGTTTTCCCTAGCTGTGCAATTGTTTTACCTGAATTGACAACAAAATCTTTTGCATACAACGCATTCAAATAGATGGTTTCTCCGAAGCTGACCAATTTATCAAATGTCAATGCTTTAATAGCAAGACCTAGATTCTTAATTCCTCCAACAATCGAAGAGATCTTACTACCTAACAAGCTGAATGCTCCTGCAAGTCCTCCAGCTTGTTCTGCCCATGATAAGAAATTAATCGTTTGCCAAGTTGTTATCAAAGCTACGATAGGTTCTTTGTTTTCTTTACACCAGTCAGAAAAAACGGTGAAACCATCTGCCACTAACTTAATAGCATCCGCCAATAGTCCCAAAGTGGCTAAAAGGCCACCTCCTAATAAATCTGAAATTCCTTCAATACTAACACCGAATACTCCTGATAAAAACTCAGCAAAAGGCTTCCAACTTCCTTCCCAAAGTATTTGAATAATGTCAATTAGCCCATTAAAAGCATTAGCAATAGAGTTAATAGCAGGGACTACATGTTCATCATAAACACGACTTAAGCCATCGCCAAATTTGTTAACAGACCTTTCAATGCTCTCAAATACAGGCGCAACAGTATCTAATAAACTTTGGAAGACTGATGAAATTTTAGGAGCGCTTGTCACAACGACTTTTTCAAAACCTTTAAACAAACTTCCTGCTAATTTACTACCAACTTCAACAATGGTAGATGTCAAACTCAACAGAGTTGACACAATAGCGCTACCGATACGAACCGCACCAGTTGAGGTAATGACGTCGTAGAAAGCACTAGAAAAGTCCTGAGCTATGTTTCCTACTGCCTCGGAAAGGTTACCAACATTATCAAACAAAGCGACTAGCGCCCTGATAATGCGTTCTTTTTGCCTTCCAAGGCCATTTGCAATACTTTCGGCAAGGAAAACACCGATACCTAGCCCGATAGTAGCTATTGATCCTGTCACTTGCCCTAAAGCATAAGCAATTTTCTCAGCCATTCGGTTAAAGGCATTCACAACCCTTGGGTCAGTGGCGATTTCTCCCATTGTCTTAGCTATTTGGTCTAAGGCAGTCTTAATGCGTTCTATACCTTCTGGTCTAAATGCTGCATCAAAACCTTTCTTGAAGGGGTCAAACAACCCTTTGAGCTTATCTCCAAGACCATCAAAAATGCTCTTGAATTTGTTGTCCATGTCGGTCAACTCGACTTCTGGCAAGATGTCTTTGAAAGGTCCGCCACCGCCTCCCTTTCCTTTACCACCTTTGCCACCGCCTCCAGAACCGCCTGCGTCGTCATCTTTTGGTTTTTGCAAGATGTTAATCTCATCAAATCCCAAAAGACCTAGCAACTCTTTAGCGGCCTTCTTAGCGTTTTTGGCGGAGTCTCCAAGATTGTCAGCAAGTCCTCCTGCTGAATCTCCAGCGTCGTCTACTGCGTCAGCAAGGTCTCCTGCTCCGCCTGCAGCGTCTTTCATGGCGTTACCCATGTCTCCAACTGCTCCACCAACACCATCTTTCACTGTTGCTTTCTTGTTGAACATCAAAGCGATAAACTCAGCGAGTTTAGCCGTCACGTTCTTCAAAACCATAGCAAAAGAGTTCAAGACAGGCATAATGGCATTGATAATCGGTAACATAGAGTTACCAAGGTTCAATGCTGCGTCCTTCATCAGCGACTTAAATAGGCTGATACGACCATTTACAGAATTAGACAAGGTATTCCCATACTTGGCTGTAGCCTGTTCCAGAATAGCCATAAGGCGGATTTGTTGCTGGGTTTGGTAATCCAACTGTTGCCAGCTCTGTCCGTTTGCGAACTTCTTAAAGGCTTCAGTAGACTCAATCATAGCCACATTGACGTTGATTCCTAGGTCCTCAATTGCTTCGGTGTTCCCTAGCAAACCTGAGCGAATCCGCTCCATAACATCTGTAATGCTACGCCCTGAGCCTTCAGCAACCACTGCCGATGTCTGCAACATCTTAGCGGTATAGGCGCTTAGCTTGTTGGTATCTTTGATAAACCCAGAAAATAAGTTTGAGTAGACCGCACCGTAGTTAGTAGCCTCACCCACCCCCATATTCATAGCGTTGGCGTTATCGTTAACCCATTTTAAGAAAGATTGCGAACTCTCGCCCATCTGTCGCTTGATTTGGTTCATAGACGCTGATACTTCAAGAGCCGTCTGCGTTGAATACATCCCAACATCAAGTAATTTCTTACCAAGGATTGCAAAACCAGCGAACTTAGCCAGCTTACCAAACGCACTACCGATTGAGTTCGACTGTTCACGAACTTTAGCAGTGGCATTTTTCACTTGGTCAGATGTTCCTTTGACCTGATTCTCAACTTCTTTCATCTTCTTCCTGAAAGGCGCTATCTCAGCGTCAATCATGACCTTCAATTCATCAAGAGTTGCCATTTATTTCCTCCTTCCTTTTTCGATTGTGTCTCTCTGCAAAATCACGCATCCGTTCCTTATGCAACAAAAGCGCTTGTCTCTGTCGTTCCTGTTCTACTGCTTGTTGTTCTTCTACAAACAACTCAGGCGCATATTCCCAGAACTCAAAGGCCTTGGCATCTTTGGATAACAATAAAGAAACGTGGTTGGATATCATCTGCGAAAGTCTGTATGAGTCAATAATCTTTTCTTTACGCTCTTGGATTTTGACACGGTTATAGCTTTCAATCATTTCTCTGATTTCAAGTACCGTCAAATCCCAAAAATCAAGAGGCTTGCCCCCGATGTCCAAAAACATAGGATAAAGCCTCTCAATAATCTGAGTTACCGTTAAGATTACTTGACTACTGTCATTCTCTTCTTGGAAGTTTTCTTGTCCTTGCTTCCTCGTGGAGTAAAACCCGATACTTCAAAGAGTGGCATCAACACCTCTGTCATGAATGTCGTTTGGTCTCCGCCATTGTCCACGTATTCATCGTATAAATCATAGACATCCTCAAGAGAATACCCATGTTCATACTGCTGCAAGGCTCCGTGAACTAACAACAACATAACTTTCAAAGGCGGTAAAGTGAACTCTTCGCCAGCTTCAGGCATGAAAATCTTCAGCAAGTTCATGCCGATTTTTTCTTCCACAGTTGCAGCTTGATGAGATGTCAAACGTAGCTTCAACTCTTTTTCATCAGTAACTTTCCAAGTCGTGTATTTTAATGCCATTTAATTAACCTCCAATTCCATCAACGAATGTCAATTCAGACTGCAAGGCAATCTTAAGTGTGAACTCGATAACGGCATTGACACCGCCACCGCCCAATTTAACGGACACTTGACCTTCAAATGTGACCTTAGTACCGTCTGGATAAGCTTGTTCGAAGTAGAGTTTTTCCTTGTCGTCTGCTGCCTTACGCAATACACGGTAAGGAGCAGTTGCGCTATCGTTTTTGTAAGAGAATTTATATTCCAATTCCCCTGCGTCTCCAATACCGAACTCATACTTCTTAACTTTATCTTCAAGAGTAGTGTTCTCTACTTTTTCAGGCTCAATACCAAACTCTGGTACTTCTTTCAACCCAACAAGCTTAGTATAGCTACCTTTTGTTTTGCTATAAGAAAGCGTAATTCCATTTGCTAACATGTTTAATTCTCCATTCTAAATTGAAAAACAAGCTCTGAGTCTAAATCAACGACACCTTCAAAGCGCATGACCTTATGTCTCAAATGAGACGGGTCTGGCACGTCTTGGCAGTCAGTTCTTCGCAAACCTAAAGACTCAAAAATCTGATTGATTTTAACAGCTAACTCACTAGTGCTGGTATCATCAAAGATATCCACCTTGTAGCGGATAGAGGATTTTTGTTCCTGGTCATCAAACCAATCACCCGGCTTGTTTTGTTCTTCTAAAAAAATAACGACTGGGAAAGTCTCCCAATCGCTAGGATAAGTATCAGTCACATTATCTGCGACCTTTTGCAATTCTTTATAAATAACAGGCTTGATATTAATCATTTTATTTGTTCTCTTATCTTTCTACGGACATAATTCGAAATATTCTTAGACACACGCTCTTGATTGTCTCTCAAAGCTGGATAAAGATAAGGCTGGGCAGGTTGACCATACATCTTGTAGAACTCCCCAATCTTTTGAAAGTGGTAAGGTCCTACATTGATTTGGTCTTCATGCACATACCACGGACTAGACTTGTAAGTTACGCTGACCTCTGGAGAGATACCAGAATGGCTAGCTTGTCCTATTGGCCCTGTCCCAAACTCAACGTAAGGAGCGTATTTTAGGTTGGTGTAAACCTCGCCTATAGCCTTATCTCCGTCCATTTTTGCCCTAGTTTTGATACTAGTTATAAGCTCTCCATCTCTCGCTGGTGCGAGTCTTCTTGCATCTGCTTGGACAACCTTTATAGTAGCATTGTGTACCGCACGTAAGACGATATCCTCGCCAGTTTTTTTACTAGCCAATCGTCTACATTTAGCTATAAGCCTATCTGCCCCTAGTAGCTCTGACACGCTCTAACTCCAAAACTTGATGATGTGTGTAGACCTTTTTAGAAATGACCTTATGAGTCACTTCTGTCTGGCTATCGATACACACACCATCTTTCACTTTGATAGTAGCTGATTTGTTGGCATTGGCATTCAAAATATCATTGACACGCTCACCATACAATTCAGATTGCAACTTGCTACTAGCTGGCCACAATTCAAGACGGACTGTCTCAGCTTCCTTGGCATACCCTTCTTTTGCGACACCTTCCTCTGTGACAGTCTTTTCAAACCGTCGCATCGGATAAGGTTTCAGTCTACTCTGCTTCAAAAACATGGCCTGCCACCCTTGCTAGTCTGTGCATGCGGATACGTTGTAAAAGGCCCGTAGACAGGCCGTTTTCTCCGTAGACTACTGCTATACCACCTTCGGTTCTAGAACGCTCTCCTTCCGCTCCTGAGCGGTTGTGGAGCTCGATAGCAACCTCAGGTATCAAAAGACTTAAAGCAGGGGTCAAAGATGTGCGATTAGTCTCTGACAAGATAAGATTTGTAGCTCTTGTTTGGAGCAACATGAGAAGCTGAGTATCTTCTTCGCCTGTCATTTTCTTCAGCAACTCTATAGACATATCAATCCTCTTCTAAAAACTCAGGTTCAGGGAGGGCTTCCTCAAGAACGTCTGAGATAGCGACACCATTACTGGCAAAATTGTCAGCCAGCTCGGCATATCGTTCCTCAGTAATCTCAAGCTCCTCCCCTACCAGTCGTTTCACATTTGATTCCCAATCATAGAAATCTTGTTTGATTTTAAATTTCATAACTCGGACCTATTTCTTACCAGTTTTTTCTTTCCAGTTAGTTGTATCTGTGTCTGGTGCGGTTGCTGAATTAGAAATATCCTTAACCGCTACATAGACTTTATCGGCATGAGTTACTGATTCGCCTTCTTTGTAAGTTGTTCCAGTTTTCCACGCTTTAGCACGGTTTACAACTTTACCTTGTACTGATTTTTTAGCAGCAGGCTTAGAATCTGCAATTGTGATGATGTATTTCTTGAAGTGTTCAAGAACAAATGCACCAGTGTAAAGCAATTGCTCTACCAATTCGCCAAATCGCCCTGGAATGTTATCGTTGTACTTAGTATTATCTACTTGTACTGGAGATGTAACAACACCTGGAGCAGTAGCAAGGGCATTAACACCTTTCAGGAATTTAGAAGGAACCTTATAGACTGTGTAATCATCCAATTCACCAACATATCCTTTTCCAAGGACTTTCTTATCTGCGTCACCATGTGGTAGACGAACGATTTCAGACTTGATCGCTTTGTAGAAACTTGGAGTGACGAAGAGCAAGCGTTCTTTTGTAATTCCAAGCTCATCAAGTTTCTCAGACACATCAAGAACCGCATTATAAGCGTTGTTCGCTCCTGCTGTTTTACCCATGGCAACATTGTCACTTACGTTTCCAAGTGCTGCACCAAAACGTAGTTCATCAAGATATGGAGCGACTACTTCTGCAGCCTGACGGGCAATAACATAATTGATATTCACTTGACCATTAGAGTCACGTTCGTCCAATTGATCTACGAAACGACCCCAGTATTTTTCTTCATCAAGGGTATAAACCTTTTCTTCAACTTCAACGTGATCAAATTCGTTGTCTTTGTTACGTTTGTAGTCTTTCAACTCTGTTGTGTTACCAGTTGCTACTGTAAAAGAGCGACCTTGCAAGGTTACTGCATCGCTTGATGTCACAAGTGGTGTTGAATATGAATTTACTGCAAGTACATCCTCAATAATCCCAAGATGTTTCTTGCGTGATTCTGCTGTGTTTAATTCTTCAAATGCCATTTATTTTTCCTCTTTTCTTTTATTACAAGAAGTCTTTACGCCATTTTTCCGTGACTTCTTGCTGGACTGTTTGTGCATTTTTGATAGGTGCACTACCTTTCATACGTTCAGAGACTCCCTTCTGAACTGACTCTTCCCATGCTTTTTGGATAGAGGTGATAGATTCAGATACCGTCTCTGCGTTTGTCAAATCGACTACATTTACTAACTCAACAGGTAAGTCACGTTCACTTAGCATTGCTTTAGCCTCTGCGGTCAATTCCTTACGAGCAATAGCCTTTTCACGGTCAGCTAGTTCTTGCTCACGCTGATCCAACTGATATTTCTGTTTTTCATCAGCGTTCATCTTAGCAAGCTTCTTAGCTTCGTTTTCCTTGGCTTCTTGCTCAGCTTCCCATTTAGAGCGCTCGGCAGATAGCATCTTACCGATTTCAGCACGAGTGAAAGTTCGTTCGTGCTTTTCTTCCTGCACTGTATCAACATTTTCTTGAGTGTCGACAGTCTCAGTTGATTCAGTAGATACAGTTGCATTGATTTCTTCTGACATAATTGTCCTCCAGCGATTACGTCGCCACTCGATAATCTCGCTTTACGTCCGGCGACGGAACAGTACAGCTTTTAATGTCATCGGCACAGTTTGGACAATATAAAAACCGTACGGGATTCCATACGGTTAGAGCATAAGAAAACCGCCTCGATTTCGATGCGGTTAATTTTTATAGTTTAATTTCTTCAATTTTTGCACGTTGTTCTAGAATTCTTAAATAATTCCACATGGTTGAACGCTGACCTTTTAACAAATCAATCGGACATTTAGATTCAAACTCTAGTTGCCCTTTTTCGTATTTCCCAATCATCATATCTAACTTCTGGAATCGTTCTTTCAATTCGTAGTATTCTTTTTTAAATCTTTCTTTCCATTCTTCCATTTTTCTGTTCCTTTCTTTACACCTTTAATTATTCCGCTGATTACGGCCATAATAATAAATATTAACAACAAAAATACCAACCACCCAAAGGCGATTGATACCCAATCCCATATAAACATGTCTTTACTCCTTTCTAAGCATCATTTTTTAGGCTTAGCATTCTTTTCCACCCATTTTTTGAAATCATCAAACGTATCCATCTTTTTCAATAATAGATACTTCTCAACTTCTTCAATGGCTTCCTCAACTTTAGCGTCATGAAAACAGTAACCGTTACCTGATAAATCAAAAATTTTATTTTGTTTTTTCTTATCAACAATCCATAACTCCTCACCATGCCAAGCACTCTGTGGATCATAACATTTCTTAGATTGTATCTCAAGACCGTTATTTTCAATCAATTCTATCAACTTTTTGTACTTATTCATCAGATTCTCCTTTCTGAGCACGAAAAAAGCACTTAGATTTCTCTAGGTGCTTAAGTAATAAATTGCATTTTTATATTTTTTAACACGCTCGTAGTCTGTATTGGTAACAGATTTCAAACGTGATAAATCTGAGTTATGTTTCAAATCTGCAAGTTTTACAACTCTTGCTAAATTATTTGATTTTACTTTCCCAAGATATTCTTGATAACTTTGACCTTTTTTCTTTGTCAAAATTTGTACCGCTGTAACAACTTCATTTGACAAGCCGGACGCGAATAAATCGGCAGCAGTTATATCGCTATCCTCAATCACATCATGTAAAAGAGCGACAGCTTTTTCTTGTTCAGTGTTGACTTGACTGGCCACATAGAGAGGATGCTGTATGTAATCAACACCCGCTTTATCTACCTGCCCTGCATGTGCTTTTTTAGCGATAGCCAAGGCAATATCAATCATGCCGCTACCATCCTGTCAATATAAGTAAATGCATCATTTTCTGAAATTTCTTCAAAATCCGTAAAGTCATTAAAAAAGATTTTATTAAACCAATCCATGCTATTAACCCACTTTTTTTCAATGTCAAAAACTTGCATGACACCATCAATCAAACGAAGTACTTGAGCATTGTTCGTCGTTGTGCGGTAGTATTTAATATCTTTCATATCACTTCACCCTCTCTATATTTTTAGGAATCTCAAGCCCATTGCTTAAATCAAGCATTTCCTTAAATAATTTCATGCGTTCTAGATCAGATGTATTCGTATCACGATACTTCTCATAGAGTTCATGTAATGAACCATTTTTTAAGTCGAAACTTTCCTGAGTATGATACTGCATTTCAAAGTTGATACCATCTTTTTCAACGACTGTATTCACACCTTTGTATGGTCCATCTACTAGCCAAGTGTTTTTTACTTTTACAATTTTATAACCTTCTGCGATAAGCTTCTGTTTCATCTTCAAATACTCTTCTGTAAAAGTATCGGAATCGAAAATAGTTGTGTACCTTAAGGCGTCATTAATCTTACTCACGGCTTTTGACAAACTTATATTTTCAACTAGGCTATCTGCAATAATTTTACGTGATAATGACTCAACTGTTTTCTTCCTAAATTCAAGACCTGCCAATTTGTTTTCTCCTGCGATACGTTGCATATCACTTGTAATTTTTGGCTCAACTCCTGAAATTTTGGACAATAGTTGTTCGCTATAAAATTTCGCCTTGGCTTCTCTTGTATCTTGATTATACACCTTTTCCCCGTCTTTCGCAACATACTTGCTATACCACTCTTTATAAGTCATATCGGCAGGCACGTACTCAACTTTACCTGTCTCTGGATTCCTTGCTCTGCGCTTCAACTTGCTGTAGTCTGCGTCCTCATCGTATCCGACAGTAGTAGACCTGCACCACGGATGCATAGGTGGACAATTGACGCCAGGGACAGCCTTGTCCCTATCATAGACCTGATTGTCATGCTCCTGACAAATCCGTGATGTACGCTTGTCTAAGACGGCCACAAAGATATACTTTTCTATGTCTGCTTCTTCATAGCTGAGTAGTTCCATTTGGTTATGAAAAAAGGCTGATTCTGTCCGAACCAAACGTCTTGCATCGTTCTGACCTACATTGAACCTCTCAGCAATTGCTTGTGCAGTTTCTCGTGTATCTCGGCCTGTCATGAGGCTCATAAGTAGTTCATCTTTTATGCTAGAAGTAAGCTTCCCCGTATTCTTCCAGATGTCTGTAGAGTAGGTACTTCCGTCACCTACCCAACTGAAAGACTGTAGATGTTTAATCTCGTTCTCAGGAAGCCCAGAAAAGCCATATGCTAGTCCTGTCTGCTGCTGCAGGTCAAAGGTAGCCTTGTAGTAACTATCCTTCATCAGGTCGCTATAAAAGGCGTCTGAGCCTGTCTTTTCTGAATGATAGATAGATTCACGCATACGGTCTAAATCATCACTCAAACGTTCTAGACGCTTCATACGGAAAGAATAAGCCGGACTATCTAAGTCAGCCAGTAATCTTTGGATGTTCGGGTCATTCGGTCTCGCTTCAAGTACTTTACGAAGTTCATTCAGATTTTTCTTGTCTTTCATGTTCTTCAAGACTTGTCTAGCTTCTACCTGACTTAGACCATAATCACGTTGGAACTTATCAAAAATCTTATTGACTTCCTTATCCAAGTAAGTCTTGGCTTCCTGATAGACCTTATCGAACTGGTCTGCCTGCTTTTCGGCCTTGTCCATCTGCTGGTAAATCAGATTGGCTTTCCTCTTCGCCCAATACTCCTGATTCTTCATCCTCTACCTCGTCTTCGGGTTTCGTGTTTTCTTGGTTGAACATCGGCATGTCTTCCATGTTCTTCTTTTTTTCTTCTTCCAAGGCTTCCAGCTCAGCGTCAGGGTCTTCCACAAACGGCAAGAGAGAAATAAGCTGTCTATTGGTCACTTTGCCTTCCAAGTTGTTCACAATCTGAGAGATTTCTAACAAGTTCTTAGGCAAACCACGACTGAATTGTGGAACGATTGAATGAGACTCTAAAGCAATCTGCTTCATACCTAAGTAATGAGCAAAAATCGCAATACGCTGACGCAATCCTCGCTTATAGTTCGCTTCCTTGGTCTTAGTAATCATCTCAAGGCCCATCAGCTTAAATTCCATGGCTACGCCTGATGTATTCCCTGCGAAATTCTCATCAGTCAAATTAGGCACATGGCTAAATGTGTAGATGTCCTCTTTAAGAGCTGTACGCAAGATTTCAGTAGCACTTTCGTCCAGCGTATTCTTCAAGAACTCAGCCCTTGCACTATCGCCCGGCAATTCCAAAAGACCTTCTTCAGAAAGAATCTTCATTGCTACCTTAGCGTCTTCTGGAGTGTCTGCTAACTGCGTGCCATACAAGACAAGTATAGACTCTACAGCCTGTTCCTTATCATTGACACGATTCCCCATCAAGGAATTATAAGCGTCTATCAAGCTAATTTGTTGCTCATAGTCACCAATTGCAAAGTGATTGTTGCGATATTCGATAATTGGGATTTGACCAAGGTTGTGAGGTGTTGCCTCCTCGCTCTGAGTTGTTCCTGAATCTGTACTTCTCAGCACCATGTGATAGTGCAGATTTTCGGTAAAGACCTCAGCCTGGTGCTTGGTAGTGTCTTTCGTATCGTCTTTTACTTCATAGTAATAGACCGCAAACAAAGGCTTCCGCTCAATACTATCATCGTAGACCATGAAAGTATTCTCCGGATCAATACTAGTTGAATCCAACTCAGCCATACCCTCTTTAGCATAGATGTACTCGTAAGCACGACCATAGATAGCCATGTTCAAAGCATTCTGAGCATCTACTTGGTCAATCTCAGCACCATCAAAGGCTGTAAGTAGTTCATCGATATCACCGTCAGCAGTATTGTTATACTTGATAGGATTGCCCATAAAATAGCCCGTAGCCGTGTCTGCGATATCCTTGGCATGATTGGCTACCGTCTTGTAATTAGGTGCGTTCACGTTGCGTCTCGTGTGTTCTAAGATAGCATGCTCACCCAAATAGTAGCTTTTAAGCTTCTTCAAATGTGAGCTTTCAGTGCTATGTATCGTTATCAATTTGTAAATCAGGTCTTTCTTCAAAGAACCCTCATCATATCCATCCCGTGGATAGGTTAAATATTGGTACATGTCTTTCCTCTCTATAGACCATAATCAGAACGTCTGCGGACGGTTGCTTTTCCACCTTCGATACATTGAAGGCTGTAACGCAAAGCGTCCATCAAGTGGTTGTTTTTATCCTCTGGTTTATTCAACCAGTTGCCTTCTTTATCTCGCTGGTAGCAGTAACTATAAAATTCATCCATGATGTTTTTACAATCTGGATGCACATAAATAGTGTATCCTTGCAATTTTGATACGCCTGCCATAATACTATCCTTACCTTTCCGACTCTCTTTTATTCTAGATATGCCATGTTCTGACCTGAGCTCTTCAATCAGCCGTGACTCTGCGCTATCAGCAATGATTTGTGAGCGATGATAACCTTTGTCCTTTATCATCTTCGCAACTTCTTTGGTTATCAATCCGACTTTATACGCCTCATCAAAGACATAAATCTCTTTCGTCGTGTCATTTATCAACGAACAACACAAAGCGGTTGGATCGTGAGTAAAACCAAAGTCAAGACCGATACATAACTTATTAGCTGAATCTCGTAGCAATTCATCCTTATCGAAATCCTTGACGGTCACGTTCTCATAGATTAAACCTTCAGCAACTCCCCATTCACCATCACAAACGATTCTAGCACGTCTGGGGTTCGTATGATACAAATCCTCATAGCGTTTGATATCGACTCCATCAAGCCACTCATTGCATTTATAAGTGGTTGTAGTAGCGAATGTGTCAGCCCGTCTCGTCTCTTCATCGAAGAATACACGCTTGAGCCAATGCCTCTCATTCCACGGGTTAAATGTGACTGTGATTTGTTTAAAGAAATCAGGTACATCTAGGCTACCACGGATTGACTCAACTACTGTACTGAACTTGTCTTCAGTCTCAATTTGATATGCTTCCTCAAACCATGCCCAACAAAGACTGCCGACATCGACCGTGATAGATGTGATTTTGAGTTCATCATCCAAACCACGGAATAGGATTTTTTGACCAGTCGCTTTTATGGTTATTTCAGGCAAAGACTCGTTAAATTTAAACAAATGAGTCACACCCAACACATTACACGCCCATTTAAAATCCGTATAAGTTGATTGCTTGTTGGTATTCGAGTATCTACGAATAACAAGCAAGTTGGCCCAGGGATACTTCAAAAGACGGATAACATAATTCAAAGCGGTTGTCTTGGACTTCTTCGAACCACGGGAACCTTTTACAACACGATAAAGATTTCTTGAGCGCCAGAACTGTCCGTACCCAGCTCCTACTGTCTTAGGTAAGTCGATTACAATATCACTTTGCTTAATCTGGTATGTCTGACTCATTTGCAAACACCACCGTTCCAGAAACGTCTGCCTCTACTTTGTCTGTCCACATCTTATGTCGTTTACCTAACAATTCAAGAGCTTTATTCCTATCGCTGTTCTTTGTTGGGTATTCGACAAGTTGAGGGATTTCATTGTAGACTTTTACAGACTTACTAGTCACGGGATCAGTCATCAACTCAGCTACTTTTGTTGTGACTACTATTGTTTCTTTCGCTTGTCCCGACGCAATTTCTGATAGCATCACAAGTATTTGTTTTTGAGTTAAGATTTTTTCATCTTGCAACTCCTCCATTCGATTTTTGATGTAATCAGAAATTCCGACATTATCCAACAATTCAGAAGATCTTGCTTTGGCATATTTCTCACTATATCCTGCTCTTAAAGCTGATTGATAAGCATTACCTGAGATGATGTACTCATCTGCAAAACGCCTTTGTCTTTCATTCAATTTTCCATCACCACCTTTCAAACAATCAAAAAAAGCCACACGATGTGCGACCTTTTCAAGACCTCTCTCTGCGAATTAAAATCGCAATTGGAACGACAGGATTCGAACCTGCCTACGTTTCAATTCCCTAAACAGGACTTAATCCGTCTACCATGTATCCATTAACTAGCATGAGACTACTGCTTTAAACGAGTGACTTTTGATAACTTATAGTTTATTATCTTGTCCACAAATATTCCTACTTGTATCACTCATGCACGATTGGTTAGACCAATCACTCCTCACATCGCAAACTACTAAGCCATTTTTCAATTAACGAAGACTCCGCTAAAAGTCTAAGCTGCTTTACTCTTTGACTTTACTCTCATCCTTGCGAGACTTGAGCAGGCAATCTAATTGCCGAAGTGCACTTTCGTTTACGACGGGCGATGACTTTTGCTTTTTTGAGTTTTTTCTATCTTGAATAGCCTTAAAATATAAAAATCATCTTTCATCTATCACAGACACGCATCGCCATGTGTTTCATTCTCTTTTGAAGAACAAAATGCACAGCGCCTGCTTGTTATCGATTGTTTTGCGGACAATCGACTCATCTTACATACTTTTGGGAGGCACCCAATTTTTGTAAGATATGGTATCAAGCTCTTGTTGCACCTCGAACCAAATACCTCTTTCCTCTTATAGACTCGTTTCACAGCCAAACAGCCACATTTGCATTTCCTCAGCACCTTGCCGTTGGAATCTTCCTGCTTTAACTTCGCCTACCTATTCCAAAACTGAAATAGTTAAGATTACATTGCTTAGATTGACCATTGCTGGCAGGATGTTTGATAGATTTAAAAACATCCTTTTCCTGAGTTACCACAGATTATCTAGGCTAAGCCCTAAAAGTGCAAGGCGACTACAACCTTGCGTGCGTATTAAATTTTGACTTCTTTTTTATTTTTTGTAGTCTTTAAAACCTCTGAGGGAATCAAACCCTCTAGCTTATAACTTATCCGGAATATAATTAGCTACGCAATCATGCGAGGTCCAGTCGCTTCCGCAACCATTTTTAAGTTAATGAGTGATATATGAATGCTAAGCCTACTGCCTACCCCATTCTGGGACACAAACACTCAAAGGAGAGTGTGGGATTTGAACCCACGGACCGCACATAGGCGATCACCCGTCTAGCAAACGGGCGCATTCAACCTGACTCTGCCAACTCTCCATGTCAGGGAAGGCTCACTGCCTTACCCTTAATTCTTGATGATACTATAATAGCACGATTGTTAGACCAGTGCGCTTCAACCTAGTTCACATTAGTTCGCTTTTATCAACTACAACACCCAATTCACAGATTGCATCTTTCTTCTTTTTGTAAAAAGTGGTCTTGCTGCATCGTAAAAATTCAATCATATCATACACGTTTGCTTTCTGAATATACACCATCCTTAGAATTGTTCGACTTGCAGGCTTAGGCATTTTATCAATCAATTTACTGAGCTCAATTCTGCGCTGGATAGCTTCAGCAGTTGCTTGCTTTATGTACTCTTTCAAGGGATCTTGCATGCTAAAAATATCGATGTAACGTTCATCTAATCGAACCTTCTGACCACCTTGAACCTTATCCATTCTCATTTTAGGACTAGAAAGCAAACTAGCTTCAAGATTAGCAAGCTCGTCTATTCGACTCTGTATCTCTTCATCCAAATTCTGTAGTTCATCAAGTAACTCTTTAGCCTTCACTCTCTATCTCCTTTGTGATATAATAATAGTGTTTGAAATTATTGCTGAGACAGAGAGTGTCTTGGCTTTTTTTAATGCTTAAATTCGTTGACCAGGTCCCGGATAAAGAACTTCCAATCAGATTCCCTAAACGTCAAAAAACGATCTGTAGTAAAATTTCTAAGTCTTCTATAGAAAAGCATTTTTAGTTGGATTGACTCACCAACACTCAGTAAGGTTCCAGGGAAGAGATATACTGAATGCACTCTATTTCCATACCCAGAAATATCTAAATGTATTAACGTTTCTGGATATATGCGCCCCATACTAGCTTCAACTCCGAACTCAACCTTAACTTCTTCTACAATTGGAACCTCGTTAAAAATTGGTCGTGCAGAAAATATTGGCGACGGGATTTTTTGCATTTTTCCTGAATACGGATATTTTTTTGGTTTCATTCCTTATCCTCCTCCTTATTTTCTAAAACGGCATCCTGTATAAAAGTATTGCCAATTTCATAGTGCTTGTATTCATTTGCTGTCACTTCAAACCTTTCTTCAACTTGCTTATTGCCTGCATATCCTGAAATGACCAGAATGTATTTTCTTTTGGTTCTGGTTGGCACAAGTACCGAACTTTTACCATTTATAACAGGTATGAACGTTGTGTGAGGTTCATCAATGTACTTATCTACCACTGTCCCACTCGAAATCTGGTGACATGCTACGAGTAAGGATGCGAATAAAACAATACATAGGATTTTAAAATATCTCACTCGTTGACCTCCAAAAGCCCCGGATTTTCGTAGATGTTGCCGATGATTTCTTCATGCTCAGTCCACGCATATCCTTCTCTCAAGTCTTTTAGGTATACAGCTGGCATTCCTCCAAAATACGTACCGCCATATTCTTTTTCTATATAGACTTCGTGAAGGCATCCTCTTGTGCATTTGATAATATCTCCGACAAAAACCTCCTTGCCGTTCTTGTCTCTGAGTCCTGTTGATTGTCCTAATGTTGCTGGATTTACAGGACACCAAGAACCTATAGTAATGTATTGTTCATTGGCTTCTACCACTTCGCTGATAATAAATGCTCTTCCTCTATCTTCAATTAAATGTCCGTATTGCCATTCTCCTTTGCTTTTTTCGTCAATGGATAACCCTCTAAATTTCGGTATCATGCCAAATCCTCCTTCTGTTCATCCCCCTAAATTGCTAAATGCGACTTCCCATCTATAATCACCATACTTCAATACAATGTCTTTTAAAATTTTCCCTTTTGAAATTTCGATTTCTTGAGTGAATTCCAAGCCCTGTTCAAATGTAAAGATTTTAATGTCAACATTAAATTTTTCAGAGATTTCTATGTAATTGTCTGGGATAGCGCGCCATGCCTGCGTAAAATTATTAAGCTCGATGATAAGAAAATCATCATCAAGATGAATTTCAAAACTTTCACCGTCGATAAAAGCACGTTTTGTGCCATTGATGTAAAAATAAGAGTTTGATGAAGTGAAAATGATTAGCTCACCATCTGTATCTTCTTCGATTGTGACATCACCAGCAGCTTCAAACATATATTTCAAAGCCGATTTAATATTTTCTGCATGTCCTCTTAGTTTAATTGTTCCTTCTGCAAAATTTGGCATCTTTATTCTCCATAATACTCTTCTTTAACAAACACCCCGTCAATCATCTTACCTTTGCGGTCCTTGATGACTTCATAAGTTTCTTCTAAGCAACTTTCAGCTGTTTGTGTCATCACTCCACCTCCTCAATCTCAACACCTTCACAATCGAACACCCATCCGAGGCCAGCTTCTTCTAGTTCTTTTTGAGTACCTTTATAATTCCTAGCTGTTATATCTTGACTAAAATAAAGAGTACTCCCTGATTGCGATTTGACCAAAGGCTGCCTATTTTTTAAAGTCACCAAATACCGCTTCTCTTCCTCGACCTCGTAGCCGTCAAGCCATGCTCTAGCTACTAAATCAAATGGTCTTTCTTGCATAAACCATTTTCTAACTTCATCGTTCGTGAAATCAAATTCGAATAATTCTACCACGTCTTTACAAGCTTTTCTAGCTTCCTCAATCCATTCAGCCACAAACCGCGGAACTTTGACTTTTTCACGTTCAACCATACCCTCAATTTTACCTTGCTCGTAGCCCTCTCGCCATTTTGCACGGCTAAAATCCTGTTCAAATTCGCTCATGATAGCCTTTAACCAAACCTCTCTATCATGCAATGGCAATTCTCGCAATCGTGCTAGTATGTTCTTTACGTAGCGTGGAGCTTCATCTGCGTAACCTATTTCGGATTCGTCTAGTTGTTTCAAGTCTTCTAGAAAAATTTGACGAGCTAGCTCTGCTCCTTCAGCATCCCATACACCCTCAAGTTTTTTATACTTCTCAATTAATCGCTGTACATTCATCTTAGTTTCCTCTATAAATCAAATAAACTGCAATAACTACCTGAGCCATGCTTGGCGAATAGCCAACCCAATCATCAAACTCCTTAGATTTTGGCAACCAATCCTTAGTAG